TGAGCGGCGCTTGGTGGAAGGGCATTGAGCTTCCAATCAGCCATAAGTCAGCTAAGGAGCTTGATGGAATGGTAGGGGTTTATCAGGATAACTCACGCCAGGAAGCGGCAGAGGGTGGCGCATGAGCGAGCACTACTCCAAAGGGGATTACAGCCACTTATCAAACGCTATAATCCGCCAAGCCAAAGAGCTTGAAGATAGAGATGAGATACTCCAGGCAGTTAAGCGGTTAATCGAAGCTAGCGACACAGAGGGGGCCATTAACATGATTGACTCCCATTTCAAGAATCAAGTATTTAAGGGCGACAATGGAAATTAAATATTACATAGATCGAAAGGGGTTAATCATAGATGTTCGAGTCTAAATTTCAGCAGATCATGGGCGAGCAATTGGGTAATTTGAATATGTATGAAGAGTTAGGTAAAATGGTCTCGAAAGTAAATGAATCTAACCTTCACCTTCAGAGATTACACTCATGCCAGCCAAGAAGCGGCCAGTATCAAAAGCCCGTAAGCCAGCCAAGAAACCGGCCAATAAAATTGCAGTAGCAGGCGAGAAACCGCCCAAGAAGAAGCCAGCCAAGGGAAAGAAAATCTCAATGGCTGGCGAGAAACCACCTTCCAAGAAAAAGCGTTCTATCGCTATGGCGGGTGAAAAGCCACCCACTAAGAAGAAGTCAAGGATCAGCTGATGATTAGTCTAGCCCTTTTAATGTTCGCCCTGTTTGTTAATTTAACAATTAAAGGTAGGGGTGATGCTGTAAGGGTTACGGCTATATGCCTAGTTCCTTTGGGAATTTTTCAGGTTGTTGTTTACTACTATGGTAAAGAGAATCTAGGAGAGGTTTATTTTTGGTTAGCTGCCCTGGTATCTATGTCGGTGGTAGTCACTGCTCAGATGTTTCAGCGCTCACCTCTATCTACCTCAATTCAGATTATCCACCTAGTAGCCACTATCATCCACCTGTATGGGCTTCATTGCTTTAATTACGAGCTGGGTTACGCTTTGTATTCCCCGTTAATTTATATCGCTTTGATTGCTGAATGGTTAAGGCTCATGATAAGGACGAAGAAGGATGGAATTTTCTGGTCAAATCATTGGTTACGCCATAATGCTGATAATCATAGCTTGTTGCATGAGCGTGGTAATACCTAATGGCATCCATGATAGACGTATTGAAAGAAGTAGATCCATCCGAGGTCGCAAGTCAGGTACTCGCAAACCCTAAAGTCCAGATGCTTATCGGTGCCAGTATGACCGGTAGCGGTACGGCCCTTGTGAATGCAGAGCTTAGCTTCCGTAGTGATGTTATGTTCTACCTAGGCGCCGCTACCTTCATTGCTGGCCTTCTGGTATCGCTAACAATCATCGTGCGTAATCTGATAGGCATTAACAGGGATCTAAAAGATAAGTAGTCCTCCATGATCAAAACAAAAGGTGGCAGTGAATTCCTATACACTATAAGCGCCAACTACCAAGACACAATGATGCGTGTCAGTGATAAAGACATAAAGATATTAGTAAAGCCTGACAATGATTGTCACCTTATGACATTGGTTGGCATATACACAAAGGGCACAGGTGAGGGGAAGGTCTTCACCAGTGACAAAGAATTCCCAACTAGCTAGGGGGTGAATAGGAAAGCGGCCACATGGATGTGAATTTATGATAAATAAAGATAAAAGCTTCACAGATAAGCCGTACACAGGCCGACACACAAGGCCCATAACTGACAAGCAAAAGCTAGAAGATGTGTTTAAGTCGATTGGGATTGAGTTTGGTAGTAGCCATACAAGAACAGGTATTCACTCTGTATTGGTTGAAGGGTTAAAGTTTTCATTTGATGACCTGGGTGGGTTCTCTCATATTACAAAGGGTAAAAAGTAATGGCACCATTTAATAAATTCGAGTTTGGCCAAGTAATCCGCGCCAATCTACGCCAGGACGTATTAACCAATACCGGCCTTGAGATGATCATTCAACCCGAGGTAGGTTCGAGCAAGAATGCTTTGCGTGTTAACGACAATAAACCAAGGGGCGCGGTAATAGCCAATAACCCTGATGTAACCGTGGGCACTGTTGATGTTGAAGTGGGTGATGAAACATTCTTGGCTAATGAATACCTTGAATACACAATCAAAGCAGATGACCTATCCAAGTCAGGAATATGGCGGGTAAAGGGTTCAGCGGATATTACCTCCACAAATAAAGTGATAGGAGACTTTGCAAGGTTTACGGTATTGGAATAATTTTGTGATAGTATCAAGGGGTTAACAGGAGTGAAGGCTTGTTGACAGGCTAGCTAGCCAACCCAATAATAACCCTTCGATAAAGATGCCCCAATTAAGGGGCTTTTTTATGTCAGAATTTAATAGCTACTCCAATACCCACAAGAACACTAGGCACCATGATCGATTTAAACCCAATGCGCCCCCAGTACTTGGTATAAGTGATCATAGGTATAAGTGTGAGTCCTTTCACTATGTGCATAGCCTTGGGATAACCTGTGACTAAACTCATATCAATGCCAAACCCATTGCCAATATTGTAGCTATTCCCTACAAGGTAAGACCTCTCACATTGGCTGTTCTCGTAAGTTCCAACAGTGTATCCATTCTTCTTATATGCAATCAAGTGATGCTCTTCATTTAGGCAGTCCCGCCCGCCTCGATCAAAGTGGTATGTCTTAAGTCCTAGATAAGCCTCGTCTGCGTTTGATTGTTGTGGGATGAAGGGAAGGGCAAGAATAGCTAATATTAAAATCAATTTCATGTGAAGAATCCTTTGATTAATTAGTGCTGCATTAACTAGATTAGACCCTATTCAGAAATATGCACTGAGAATAACTTCCAAGATCATTAGCAATAAGTGTTATAATTGATTTAAATAAGGGTTAATTAAGGCTTATCATGCCATCTAGTTCAACAACGCTAAAACAAGGCGACAACCTCCCCGGAAGGGGCAGGAGTAATAAAACTCGCATACTTGAGGCTATGCGGGCAGAGTCGTTTGAACATCTCACCAAGGACAGCACAAAGGATGAATGTGAAATAGCGTTCTTCCGTTGCATTGTTAAGCGCGCAGCTAATACCGAAGATAAAGACTCTGCCATGATGCTCAAGTTCTTAGGGGATAAGGGGTGGAATAACCTAAAACCTACACTTGAACCTGTTCAATTTGATTTCCCTAGTGGTGGCACGGCAGCGCAGAGAATGGAGGCGGTTGTGGTGGCTATATCTGATGGCGTCCTGTCTGTTGATGTTGGCCAGATCATTGGTGGAATAATTAAAGATACGGTTATCATCGAGGAAGGCACCGACCTCAAGCTGCGTATAGAAGTACTGGAAGAGTTGCAGGAGAAGATGTCCAATGGCTAGACCTTTGGCAAAGCTGGTGGATGCACTCGAAGCCAAAATATCTATAGCTAACGGCTCAAACTCTAAAACCCCTATTGGTATTGTGTGCCCTATTGATGGCCACCTAAGAACCATGAAGGAAATAGATGGGGTATGGACACAAACATTTGAAGACCCTCTTTTCAATATCCCGTTAAAGCTTGAGCCAATACTGTTAAGGCCTAAGCGGTTTATCATCATTGTAGGTGGTCGTGGCTCGGGCAAGTCTCAATCATTAGCGGCGATAGAATCCAGCCGGTTAAATGATTACGCCATCAAACTTGCCTGCTTTCGTGAGTTCCAAAACAGTATAGAGGATTCGGTTTACTCGTTGCTGTATAACCAGATTAACGCGGCGGGGTATGAAGGGTTCAAGAAAACCAACACATCCATTAAGGGCCAATCAGGCGGTGAGGCTAAATTCAAAGGCTTGGCCAGGAACCCAGACAGTATTAAGTCGATGGATGAGTTTAATGATTTTTGGGTAGAGGAAGCCCAAGCGTCATCAGAAACAAGCCTTAAGCTTTTAACGCCTACAATGCGCTCAGACAACGGTAGGATTATCTTTACTGCCAACCCTTCATCGAGTGAGGACCCTTTTAGTAAGCGATTCATATCACCGTTTGTTAACCAGCTAGGCGCTACCGGCATCTATGAGGATGAATTACATCTTGTAATTATGATCAACTGGCGCGATAACCCTTGGTTCCCTGAATCACTTAATCAAGAAAGAGAATGGGACTATGAGAACCTGCCCAGGGCTTTGTATGATCACATTTGGGAAGGGAAGTTTAACGACTCCATTGATAACGCCTTAATCATGGCTGAATGGTTTGACGCTTGTATTGATGCCCACAAGAAACTCGGGTTTAGTGGTAAGGGCTCAAAGATGGCAGCACATGACCCATCAGACACAGGGCCAGACAGTAAAGGATTTGCAGCTAGACACGGTTCAATTGTAACTCACGTACTGGAGAAGACTGATGGCGACATTAATGAGGGCGGGGACTGGGCAACAGGTCTATGTATTGATCTGGGTATTGATAGCTATACTTGGGATTGCGACGGGATGGGGGTTGGTCTTTCTCGTCAGACAGGTGAAGCGCTTAGTGGTAAGCCTATATCGCTTACTATGTTCAAGGGCTCAGAACGTGTTGACCGGCCTAATGACGTTTATGACCCCGTTATCAAGAAAGATGTTAAACAGCAAAAGAAGAATAAAGACGTTTTTAAGAACAAGCGGGCTCAGTACTACCAGACGCTAAGGGATCGGATATACAATACATTTAGGGCGGTGGTCCATGGCGAGTATAAAGACCCCGACACACTGATTAGCTTCGATTCATCCATTGAGCTGATAGGCAAGCTAAGGGCGGAGTTATGCCGGATGCCGGTTAAGCCTAACGCCAATGGATTGATTGAGCTGTACACCAAAGACGTGATGAAGAAACGCTTTAAAGTGGCATCGCCTAACCTGGGTGACTCTGTAATGATGCTCATGAGAGAACCTGTTATAATCGAAACAATTACCCTTGACTTTGAATCGGAATTTTAAATGGCAAGCAAAGAAGAAAAACTAGCAGAGATTCACCGCATAGCTGTTGAGCGGTTTGAGTCCATTATGACAAGAGAGCGTGATCAGCGAGCATTAGCCGTTGAAGATGCTAAATTTGCGCATACTCCAGATGGTCAGTGGGATGAAAACGCTATTAGTAAGCGTAAGGATCGCCCCCGTTATACGATCAACCGAGTGGCCGGTGCTATCGATCAATTAGTGGGTGATCGCAGGCAGAACCGGACAGACATTAAGGTGCGCCCTGTAAGCGGTGGTGCTGATAAACAATTGGCTGACATATACAACGGCCTTATCCGTAACATAGAAGGTCTTAGCAAGGCAGAGAACGCCTATGACATGGCATTCGATGAGCTGGTAACAGGTGGTTATGGTGGGTGGCGTGTACTCACAGAGTTTTCAGACGATGATAGCTTCGAGCAAGACATCCGCATCCACACTATTGACTCGGCATCCACAAGCCTATTCTTTGACCCTGCCGCTAGTGAGTACGATAAGCGCGATGCTGGACACGCATTCCTGACAACCCTAATGCCTGCTGAAGAGTTCAAAGCTAAGTTTCCAGATCAACAGGAAGTATCATTCGATCAAGAGCAATTCAACAGCAGCTTGTGCTCATCTTGGTTTGTACAGGATATGGTCCGAGTGGCTGAGTACTGGGTAAAGGTTCCGGTAATGCGAAACATTGGTTTGTTATCTGATGGTCGAGTGATTGATCTTGATGACGAGGCCATTGTGTTAGACGAATTAGCAGCCCAAGGCGTAACGGTACAGAGTGAACGCAAGGTTAAAAGCCATAAGGTTGTGATGTATAAAATGTCCGGTGCTGGCATTATCGATGGACCTAATGAGTGGGCCGGTAAGTTTATCCCGCTTATCCCTGCATTTGGTAAGGTGGCACGCATTGAGGGCAAAGAGTATGTGCGCGGATTAGTGCGCAATGCCAAAGACCCTAACCGTATTTATAATTACACTGTATCGAGTGAGATCGAGACAACTGCGCTAACACCTAAGGACCCGTATTGGATTACAGTTACCCAAGCAAAGGGGCACATTCCCCAGCTCAGGACGTTTAACACCAGTAACCAGCCCTTCATGATTTACAACGCCGACCCAGAAGCCCCAGGCGCACCACAGAGAACCGGCGCACCATCTGTACAGGCGGCAATGATTGGCCAGCGACAGAACGCAGCTCAAGACATTTACGCCACCACAGGTATTGAACCGGCATCATTAGGTAATAGCCCAGAGCTTAAGAGTGGTAAGGCTATCATTGCCCAGCAGAAAATGGGTGATCGTGGCTCATTCGTGTATACCGACAACCTGAATAAATCCATTGAGTACACAGGGGAAATACTGGTTGACCTAATACCGCGCATCTATGACACAGAGCGGGTTATTCGAGTGTTAAATATTGATGGCACCAGTGAAGAGGTCAAGATTAATGCAGGGCTGGCCAACTTTAACGAAACCATCACCGATACCCAGACAGGCAAGGATGAGATTGTCTATGACCTATCGCGGGGCAAGTATGATGTAGTGGTAACAGCAGGCCCCAGCTTCGCTTCACAGCGCCAAGAGTCAGCACAGCAACTGATTGACCTGACCGCCAATAGCCCAGTGTTTGCAGAGATTGCTACCGACTTGATAGCCAAAAACCTAGATGTACTGGAGTCTGAAGAGTTAACCAAGCGCGTGCGCCAACGTATGATTCAGCAAGGGGTTGTTACTCCCACAGACGATGAGCGGGAAGAGTTAGGCCTAGATCAGCCTCAACCGCCTAGTGAGTCCGAGCAAGCCCTACTTGATAACGTCTTGATGCAGAATGAGAAGTTAATGGCAGAGATTGAAAACCTTGATGCCAAGAATGCCAAACTAATGGCCGATATTAATAAGGAGAACATGGAAGCAATGGAAACTATGCTTGGCAACTTCCTCAAGCAACAAGAGGTAGGCATACCACTATCAGGCCGTGACCATGACAATCGAGTTAAGCAGAATGATATTATTGCGGATACTCAGCAGGTGATTGACCCAGGCCCTAACAGTGAGCAGGCATCGGAGCTGGCCACCTTAGTTCAGCCACAACTACAGCAGTAATATATAAGGGGTTTGACACGCCCCTTTGTTTCCTCGTGTAACAATTTCCCACCTGATTTGAAACTATCTACTACTTGCGGTAAAATAACCCTAGGTACGCGACCTTATCGCGGCTAACTACTCTTTTTGAGGCTTTACAATGACAGACGCTGCACTTGTTGACGATAACATGCCACCTCTTGACCCTGCACCGGAGCAGGTAAACGAATCGGTTGAATCAGAAACGCCCGAGGCTTCAGCACCTCAAGCGGAAGATAAGCCCGTTGAAAACGATGGTTTTCAGAAGCGGATCAATAAAGTAACCGCAGAGAAATATGCGGAGAAGCGCAAGGCAGAGGCATTGCAACGCCAGATTGATGACATGAAGGCAGCGGCACCTCAGCAACCAGAAGTAAAAGCGCCAACCCTGGAAGACTTTGATTATGACGAGGCGGCATTTCAGTCTGCATCGATCAGTCATCAGGTTAAGACGGGTGTAGCGGCAGAGTCGCAGCGATTACAACAGCAATCAGTGACAGCTCAGCAAGTACAGGCACAGCAAGCAGCAGCCGAGGCATTTGATGTTCAGGTGGCAGCGTGTACAGCCAAGAATGCAGACTATCAAGAAAAGGTCGCCCAATTACCTCAGTTTAACGCTGATACACTGGGTGCGATCATGGCATCAGAGCAGGGCGCAGATTTAGCCTATGAGCTGGCCGGTCGTTTAGACCTAGCTGATGAAATTGCCAACGCTTCGCCAATGGTGGCAGCTATGAAACTGGGTGAGCTAAGCGCACAATTAAAAGCAGTACCCAATATTAAACCAAGTGCAGCGCCAGCACCTATTGAACCAGTATCCTCGGGCGGAGCCTTGTCGAAAGACGTAGGTGAGATGTCCATGGCTGAACTGTACAATTCGTGATGGTTGTTTAAACTTTTAAGGAGTTAGCAAAATGGCTAATAATTTCAAGAATACGTCATTAGTGACGAAAATCGCGGTTAAGGAATTCTTAAACGCATTAGTGATGGGTCAGAAGGTTGACCGTCAATTAGATTCACAATTCCAAAAGGTTGGCGCATCGATTCAAGTTCGCCGCCCTGTAATGTTTGAAGCGTCTAGCGGTGCCACTCTTGGCGCAGCAAGTGATGTTGAAGAACGTGCGGCTACTGTTGTCCTTGATCAGCGTCAAAAGGTACACTTTGAGATTACTTCTCAAGATATGACCCTTGAAGTTGATGACATGACCGAGCGTTATATTCGCCCTGCCATGGAAGAGCTAGCCCAGAAGGTTGAAACTGACCTTGGCGATGTGTACAAGAACATTGGCAACTTTATCGGCACCCCTGGTACTACCCCTGCCACGTTCTTAACTGTTGCTGAAACTGGCGCGGTATTGAGCAAGCTTGGTGTTCCTATGCAGGACCGTTCATTGTTCGTTAATGCTGACGCTGCTGTGACCTTGGCTAACGGCCTTCAAAATGTATTCCCTGAGAATATCGCCCGCAAGGCAATTGAAGAGGCTTCAGTTGGTCGTTATGGTCGCTTTGACATCTTCGAGTCCAACTCCCTAGCTACTCACACTGTAGGTGTTAACACTGGTACGCCTCTTGTTGATGGCGCTTCCCAGGAAACAACCTATGCGGTCTCTGGTGATAGCTGGACCCAAAGCCTTGTTACTAATGGCTGGACTAACGACACTGCTGGCATTCTGTTAGCCGGTGACGTGTTCACAATCGCAGGTGTGTTTGCTGTTAACCGCCGCACTCGTGTAAGTACTGGTGATCTTCAGACCTTCGTGGTTACTGCTGATGCCGCCTCTGGTGCATCCACCGGCCCATCCACAATGACCATTAGCCCACCTATCATCATTGATGGCCCTTACCAGACTGTAACAAATGCGCCTGCTAATGATGCGGCCATCGTTGTATTAACTGGTACTGGTGGCACTAGCCATCCTCAAAACTTGGGTTTCCACAAGAACGCTATCACATTGGCAATGGCCCCTCTTGACCTTCCGGTTGATGGCGCTACCTCTGCCCGTGAAAGCTTCAAGGGAATCTCGATTCGTGCGGTTCGTCAGTACGATGTGATCAACGATAAGACTGTGTTCCGCTTTGATATTTTGTACGGCATCAAGGCTCAAAACCCAGACTTCGCTGTTCGCTTGACCGGCTAGTAAAATAAGGGGCTTAACGGCCCCTTTTCCTTTTCATCCTTAGGGATACACCAATGAGCAAAGATTCTAAACGCTGGATTTACCACGAAACTAAAGACCCGCGCATTATCAACGATAGCGAGTTTGAACAGTTTGAAGCTTTAGGTTGGGCAGATACCCCCGCTAAATTCCTCAAGCTAGAGACAATCGGCATTAGTCAGCAAAAGATTGATGACGGTGACGAAAACGAAAAAGACAAGGCACAACAAGCCCTTGACGCTGTTGAAGGCATCAAAGAGTCCCTGAATGGCTCTCTAAACTTGGATTCAATGAATAAAGATGAGCTAGAAGAGTATGCCAAAGAACATTTTGGTGTTGATCTTGATCGTCGTAAAAAGCCAGATACCCTAGTTAAAGAAATACGCGCACTAATGGAGTCTTAAATGGCCACAGCTTCAAGCTTTATAACCCGAGCATTGCAAAAGCTTGGAGTTCGTACCAGTGAAAGCCCTATTGAAGCCTCAGAAATGCAAGATGGCTTGGACCAGTTTAACGACATGTTAATCAGTTGGGAGATGTCCGGCATTGTATTAGGCTTTTCCCCTGTAGCTGATGCTGATGACGAGGTTCGAGTGCCCCGCTTCTCTCATGCAGCTATCAAGGCAAACTTAGCTGTTTTGATGGGGCCGGAGTACTCACGCAACCCTGATGCAGTACTGATGAAAGAAGCACGCGACACAATGAAAGACCTGCTTAATGCAATTACTGTTATCGGCCCTGTAGAATACCCATCTACCTTGCCAATAGGTTCAGGCAATGAATGTGCTGGGTTCATAACCGACCGCAAGTTCTTCCCAGAGAATGAAACGGAGCACTTTTAATGCGCACACAGCTAGAAATAGCCAATGGGTTTTATGTTAGTGATTCACTGCCATTATCTGCCCAGCGCTGTATTAATTGGATACCTATCATTCCTCAATCGGCGGCATTAAATCAGCGGGCTTTGTTTGATGCTCCAGGTTTAACGTTGTTTGGTACGGCTGCGGGGGCTAACCGTGGCGCTCAAGAGATGAAAGAGGTGCCGTACTTTGTTAATGGCAATACCCTTTATTCTGTTGACGCTTTGGGTGTATCTACTGCCCATGGGGCCATAGAAGGTGCAGGCCGTGTATCCCTAGCTAATAACGGCCAATTCCTTGTGGTAGTGGTCCCAGGTGGCAAGGCATACGCATTTAATAATGTGGATAGCACGCTTGCACAGATAACCGACCCAGATTTCAGGGTGTCGGACACTGTTGTTTTCAAGGATGGCTTCTTTGTATTCTCAGCCAGTGCGGGCAATGTATTCTTTAACTCATCACTTAACGACCCATTTTCATATGATGGCCTAGACATTGGCACAGCAGAGATAAACCCAGATCAAATCATCGCCCTGCATGTAAACCATAATGAGTTATTTGTGGGTGGCCTTGAAACAATCGAGCTATTCCAGAACGTGGGCGGTGCTGGCTTCCCCTTTAGTCGTATCCCAGGTGCCAACATCCAAAAGGGTGTGCACGCTAAATTTAGTTTAGTTGAGTTCGATAATACTTTCTTATTCATTGGCGGCGGGCTTAACGAGCTATCAGCAGTTTGGAAGGTATCCGGCTCCTCTTCAGCTCAAAAGATTTCAACCTCTGCCATAGATAATGCAATACAAGAATTCACCCGTGATGAAATATCTAACGCCTTTGCTTGGACTTATTCAGCGGGCGGTAACTTTTTTGCTGGGTTCACATTTGAAAGCGATAGAATCCCCAATAAGACGTTTGTTTATGATGCCACCACATCAGCACTATCAGGCCAACAAACATGGCATGAGCGACAATCAGGTGTTACTGATAACAGTTGGCGGGTTAACTCAATTGTAGCGGCTCACGGTCAGTTGTTAGTTGGTGACTCGCAAGGCGGAAATATTGGATTCATAGATAAGAATAACTTTACCGAGTATGGCGATGTCATGGTTCAAGAGCGATCCTCTCAGCCTTTCCAAGCGGGCGGCCTTCCTATCTTTGCCGGTGAAGTGCAGCTAACCATGGAGTCGGGTGTAGGTTTAACACTTGGCCAAGGTTCAGACCCTCAAATTAGAATGGATTATTCTGATAACGGCGGGCGTACATTCTCCAGCGAATTCAGCCGGTCATACGGTAAAATAGGCGAATACACATCATTGCCAACATGGCGCAGGCAGGGCCGAATCCCCCGACATCGCATACTTCGATTCAAAACTTCGGAGCCGGTCAAGTCTGTTATAATCAAGCTCGAAGCAGATGTTGAAGCAGGCACGCAATAATGGCGGATTTAATACCACCAAGACGCAATGAGTTTTTAACCCGTGACGGTGTGCCAACTCAGCGATTTGCAGAATACCTTGAGCAGCTAACAAGGCAGACCAACACCACAGTAGCGGCCACTAGTATCAATGCCGATGGTTCAGCAGCCAGGGCGCAACTATTAGCCCTTCAGCTACAGGTTGGCAGTGGTGACCCTTTGACTTGGGATGAAACAGGCTTTAGTTGGGACTCAGACAAATTTACATTCGATCAGGATGAAGCTTAATGCCGTTAGATTTATTGAACCTTGGAACAGCAGCAAACGACCGGACAGGTGATACGTGGCGGGCGGGCGGTGAAAAGATTAACGCCATGTTCACAGATTTGTTTGGCCTGTCTATTGATCGACGCATTGTTATCAATCAATTATCAGATTTCCCAGCGGCGGCGGCGGGTGTAATAACCTTGGCCCCAAACACACAATACCTAATTGCTAATGACGTAAACTTGGGAACTGACCGTCTAGTTATGGCCAGTAATACCTCGGTTTCAGGTATTGAGTCTATCGTTGTCACTCTGTCTTATACCGGCACTGGTGACATGTTCACTATATTAAATACCCGCAGCAGAATAAGCCAACTATCTATTTCCTGCGTGAGTGGCCGAGTTGTTAACCTGTCAGATAATACCGATACAATTTTTCGCATGAATGATGTCAGCGTGGCTTGTGATCGCTTTGGGCTGTTTAACAGCTCAGGCGCTAACGGTACCACCATGCGATTCACCAATGTGAGTCCGTCATCTATTACCACGAGCGGCCTGACATTCTTAGGTGGATGGAATACTTTACTTTGGGAAATATCAGCGGCCAACATTCTGGCGGGTATATTCTTTAACCTCGGAACGGCAACATTCAGCGCCTTTATATCAAATACTGTTTTGGTTAATGTATCGGCAGGCGCAACCTTCTTAAGTGGTGCGACTGGATCGGCAAATATAAATTCAGGCGGTATAGGCCAAGTTATATCAACACTATCCTCTGGTGCCGGTACTTTGTTAGCTGGAATAACCACAGCAGATGCCCGTTGGGAGTTCCTCCATAACGATGACATTAAGGACACTAGGCCAGATGCTCTAATGTCTATGCAGGGCAATGCAACGGTTACGACAATCGCAGTCTCAGGTACTTATGTTTTGGTTGCTGGCACCTGGGTAGATGAGGGGTCATCTCAGTTCACATTTACATCAGGCGGGCGACTAACCTATATCGGCGGAAAAGATGCGCGGCTGCCTATTGATTTCTCATGTTCAGCCGAGCCTGTTAGCGGTAATGCCAAGACTATGGCCTTTCAATTAGCGCTTAATGGTACGGTGATACCCGCAAGCAAGCGAACCGGCTCAGCGGATGCAGGGAAGCCCGCAGCGGTAGCGATACCCTGGCAAGTAACCTTTACAACAGGTGATTTTGTCGAAATATTTGTGACCAACGATACAGACGCAATTGACGTACTGGTTTCAAGTGCGGTTGGGAGGGTTAACTAATGGCAGAAGCAATCCTAGTAAACAGCGCTCAAAACGTTTCAGCGGATAGCATTCAGACTTTCTATACATCGCCAACAGCCGGAAGCGGCACCCGTGTGACGGCCTTTACAGCGTCAAACAACACAGCAGCAAGCAAGACGTACAAAGGTTATATATTCGATGCGAGTGGTGACATGTTAACGGCGGTTATACCTCAAAAGATTATAGTCAAAGATCGGTTTGACCTTGGCCCTTCAATGATTGGCCAATTAATCCCCCCTGGTGGAACTCTAAGAATGGAGAGCAGTGACGCTTTATCCATTGCCTTTAGGGTTACAGGGAATGAGCTTTGATCTTTCACCAGACTGAAGACATGGAACTGGTTAAACAGATAATGTTAATGCCTGAAATATTAAAGTATGCGGCAGAGGATGAGCCAGACTATAACCCTGTGTTCACCTGTAATAAGAACGAAGCTTGGTTGCTGGCCATGGACAAAGACGAGTTTGTGGGAATTATTTACACTCACATAACCGGCGATGTAGTGGCTAACTTTCATACTTACATTTTAGAAAAGCATAATCGGAAGTTTAAACGCATGTGCCGAGCCTT